AAGTGCGGAAAAAAGAAGTAATGCCTGTTGAAAATGTGTTTTCATTTGTCACCAGTATAGCAAGTGAATTTGCAGCTTTTTTAGATCCTATTATTGGTAAAGTAAAACAAAGTGTTCCTGATATGAATGCGAAAGCGCATGATGATTTAGAAAAAACATTTGCTGTTGGTCGTAATAATTTAAGTAGACATATTGAGGGTAAGACAGTGGATGAATTCATCAACTTATTCGATCCTGATGGTAACATAGGGTTTGATGATGAATAACGCTGATAAAGCTTACTTGGGGCGTAGAATTCGCCAAGCATTAAGCCCACTTAGAATACCTGAACCAATGAATTTGTGTGAGTGGGCGGAAGAAAATTTTTACCTATCTGCTGAGTCGAGTTATGTGGAAGGTCGGTTCAATGCTGTACCTTGGCAACGTGCTATTATGAATGCAATTAGTAATGATGATATTCGTATTATTAATTGGATTAAATCAGCGCGTGTTGGTGCGACTAAAATCATGTTGGCTAGTACGGGTTATTTTGCTGAACATAAAAAACGTAACCAGTTATTCTATCAACCAACAGATAGTGATGCGGAAGATTTTTGTAAGACAGAAATTGATACAATGTTGCGTGATGTGGCATGTATGCGTGACGTATTTCCTGATGTTGGTAAAAAGTCTAAAAATAACACTCAAAAATTAAAGCAATTTATTGGTTCAACCTTACGTGTATTGGGTGGTAAAACACCAACGAATTACAGGCGTTATTCTAGTGATGTAAATTATTACGATGAAGCCGAAGCGTTTGATCGTGATGTTGGCGGTGAGGGTAGTTTTTTAATGCTTGGTGACAAGCGTTTAGAGGGTTCTATTTACCCTAAATCTATCCGTATGACCACACCCAAATTAAAACTTGGTTCAATCATTGAAGAAGAAGTGAACAACAGTGATTGTCGCATGAAATTCCATGTTCCTTGCCCTCATTGTGAACAAGAACAAGTGTTGAAATGGGGTGGTAAAGATTGTGATTTTGGTTTCATGTGGGATGATGATGATCCTGAAACCTGTTTCTATACGTGTGAACACTGTCACTCAGTCATCAAAAATAATGATTTACCGTGGATGAATGAGCGTGGTGTGTGGCGTGATGAAGAAAGTAAATGGTGGATTGATGAATTTGATTATTTTCGTGATGAAAATGGTGCTTATATTACCACTCCTAGACACGTTTCGTTCCATATTTGGACGGCTTACAGTCCGTTTGTGCAATGGTCGCAATTTGTTAGTGAATTCATCATAGCCATTAAGTTACTTAAAAAAGATGGTGATGTTAGTAAGTTGAAAACATTTTGCAATACGACTCTTGGTGAAACATGGTCTGATATTGATGATAGTGACAGGTTAGAACCGCAAAACCTACATAATAGGCGTGAACATTATCCTAAAGAGGGGTTTAGTAAGCGAGGTCTTACTATTATGGGTGGTTTCGATATGCAGGATGACCGTATTGAGGGGGAATTTACCGCAATAGGGTTGGATAATGAGAAATTTTTACTTGAATATTTTGTTTTACGTGGTGATCCAAGTCAACCTGAATTGTGGGATAGGTTACATGATAAAATATTAAAAACTTTCCTTAGAGAAGATGGTCAAGAAATCCCTATTACTCGTATATGTTTCGATTCAGGTGGTCATTATACGACTGAGGTTTACGAATTCAGCAAGCGCGTAGGTGTGCATTTTGTAATACCAACTAAAGGTGCTAGTACCTATGGTGAACCGTTAATAAATTATCCACGAAAGAAAACTAAGCATGGTGTTTACTTAACCATGATAGGCACAGATACAGCAAAAGATATTATTTATAACCGTTTGAGACTGCAAGCTGACGATTTAACGCAACCAATTTCAGGTTTTTATCATTTTCCTATTGCTGATTGGTGTGATTTAACGTATTTTACGCAACTATGCGCGGAAGTAAAAGTACCGAAGAAGCATAAAGGTCGCATGGTGATGGTTTATGATGCTGGTTCAAGACGAAATGAACCAATAGATTGTGCTAGTGGTACTTTGTGTGCGTTAAAGATTTCAGAAGAACATTATGGTTTAGATTTACAATCATTAGCTGAAAAGGTTGAATTTCCTGAACGAAATACTACAGTTCAGAATAGTTTTGCTGATGCGGCTAAACGATTAAGGGTGGGTTAAAATGGTTGGTATTTACACGGGTTCTGGTTATGATAAAGTCAAACTAGGTGAACTCTTAAAAGAAGCTCAGGAAGCCCATCATGCGTTGATTACAGGTACACAAGCGGTAATTGTAGAGCGTGATGGTAGAAAAGTTACCTTTACCCCTGCTAATATTCAAAATTTACGCTTGTATATTCAGGATTTACAAGGTAGTCTAGCGGTATCTAATGGTAGAGGTCGTAGTCCAGCAGGAATGAATTTCTAAATGAATAGTGAAATTGCTATTTTAAATCCTGATGGTAATCCTGCCCGTGAATCAATGTCAGCCTACGATGGTGCTGGTACTGGTTTTGGTGGTCAACTCAGTGGTTGGGCTGCAAGCAGTCAATCTGCTGACGCTGCTTTATTACCAGCATTCGATATGGGTAATGCAAGGGCTGCTGATGTATCTCGTAACGATAGTTACGCTAAATCAGGTGTTCAGCTCCATGTTGATCATATCGTTGGTCATCAATTCAAACTTGTTTACAAACCTAATTATCTATTACTTGGTTTAGAGCGAGATAACGAAGAGTATTCAAAATTCGTTAAACTCGTTGAAGCTAAGTGGTCTAATTTTGCTGATGATTCTAAATGTTACCTTGATACTGAGCGTAAGCGCACTTTCACAATGTTGGTTCGTGAAGCAGTAGCAACGCATTGTAAAACGGGTGAAATTACCGCTAAAGCCGATTGGTTTGCAAAACGTGGTAGTAAATATAAGACTGCCATACAATTAATTAACTACGCTAGACTCAGTAATCCCAATGGTGCTATGAATACTAATAGGTTACGTGCTGGTGTTGAAATGGATAAGCGCGGTGCTGCCATTGCTTACCATGTTCGTAAAGCACACCCTAATGACTTCTTGCTCAATAATGAATCGCGTGAGTGGGTTCGTATTCCAAGGGAAATGAAGTGGGGTAGACAACAGTTTATCCACATTTTTGAACCTGATGGTGAGGGTCAGAGTCGTGGTGCTAACGCATTTTTTGCATCCCTTAGTAAATTGAAAATGCTTGATAAATTCCAAGCGACCACACTTCAAAATGCTATTGTCAATGCTATGTATGCTGCTGTCATTGAATCAGATATGAGTAGTGAAGAAGTGTTTAAAGCCATTGGTAGTAATGGTTCTGAAAACAAAATGCTTACTAATTTTATGAATGCTAAAGCAGATTGGCATGAGCGAACAAATATCAATTTAGCTGGTGTTAAAATTCCTCACTTATTACCAAGTGAAAAATTAACCTTACAAAGTGTTAACGCACCTAGTTCCAGTTTGGGTGAATTTGAATCAGGTATTTTACGAAGTATAGCACGTAGTTTAGGTGTTTCATATGAACAGTTGAGTGGTGATTTTAGTAAAACTAATTATTCATCTGCTCGTGCTGCTATGGGTGAAAGTTTTCTCTATTTTATGGGTAAACGTGAGACTGTTGCTAAACGTTTTGCTAGTAATGTTTTTGAACTTTGGTTTGAAGAAGCGTTGAACATTGGTGATATTGTTTTACCAAAAGGTGCTAATGCTACTTATTACGATGCTAAAACAGCATGGACACGTTGTAACTGGATTGGTTCAGGTAAGGTGCAAATTGATGGTCTTAAAGCGATTAAAGAATCGAAAGAGAAAATTAGCGCAGGTCTTTCGACTTATGAAATCGAACTCGGAAACGATGGTTTAGACTATCAAGAAGTGTTTGATCAACACGCGCGTGAAACACAAGAACTGGCAAAAATGGGTCGTGAACCTATTTGGGCTGTACCTAAAGTAGACCAATCAGAAGTAAATGAAAATCCCGAGGTAAACACAAATGCCGACTAGCAATTTTATCAATTTAAAAGCGCGAGTTTTAAACCAGCCATTATTACTTGAACCAAGTTATGCACAAGTATTGTTTGGTGCGTTAGCTGATCGACTTGGTATTGACCAGTTGGTTAATGAAGCAAAGACAATGGATGCTCAACAACTTAAAGAAGGTGCTTTTGCATTCGATAATGAACGTGGTGAACGTAAACCATATGCGGTTAATGCGCGTTCAGCTATGATTGATGTATCAGGTTCATTGGTAGCGAAATCATCATATTTGAGTTCATTTTCTGGTATTACAGGTTATGACAAAATAAAAGCTGATTTAGACGTAGCTTTTGCCGATGCTGATGTTGACACTATTACCTTAATGATGGATAGTTCGGGTGGTGAAGTAGTAGGTTGTTTCGAACTTGCTGATTATATTTATAAAAACCGTGATACTAAACACATGACAGCACTCGTTGGTGGTTTAGCCTGTAGTGCTTGTTATGCACTTGCAGCAGCCACAAATAAGATTGTTATGAGTGAAACCTCAACAGTGGGTAGTATAGGGGTTATAACGGCTCATACGAGCGTTGAAAAGGCTATGGCTGATAAGGGTGTTAAAGTAACACTTATTCATGCAGGAAAGCATAAAGCTGATGGTAATCCTTATGTAGATTTACCTGATGAAGTAAAAGACCGTATTCAAGGTCGCTTAGATAAAATTTACGGTATGTTTGCTGAACGTGTGGCT